CACGATATATGGGCCAAGAAATCAAACGAAGTTAGTTCAATCGACAGTTTAAAGTGGATTCCAAACGTGCAAGTCTATAAAAAGCCGAAGTTGTATACGTGGAATAAAAAGAAAGTTTTGTTAATGCCTTGGAGAAGAGACTCTAATCATGAAACAGAAACTTTAGCCAAATACCCTAATGCAAATATAGTTTTCTGCCACTCCGAAGTTAGTGGTGTTAAACTAAATTCTAAAGTTAAAAATAACGAAGGAACAGACACTAACTCATATAAAAATTACGATGCAGTGTACTCTGGGCATATTCACTATAGACAAAATAAAGGAAAGTTAAGATTAGTAGGAACTCCATACGAGCTAACTCGATCAGATTCGGGCAATACTAAAGGGTTTGACCTCGTTAACTTAGAGACTATGGAAGAGACTTTCTTTGAAAACAATATATCACCAAAGTTTGTAAAGTTCTATCTTACCTCGCTTTACAGTGTAACCCTGGGTGAATTTAAAGAAAAGATTAAAAATAACTTTGTAGATTTATACGTCCCTTCTAATATCGCAACGACATCTGCTCTTGGAAGACTCATCAATAAGGTTCAAAAGATAGGTAGAAAAATTGAACCAAACATATACGAACAAGATACATTCCTAGACAAGGACTTATACGATATGGACGAGATAGAAGATATGTATAAGAACTATAATATATTACATCTCTGTAATTTGTACGTCGATGGTATGACAGATGACGATGAAATGAAACAAAAGATAAAAAGTAAACTAAAATCTTTACACGACCTTTGCGTGTATAACTACGAAGCGGAATAATATGAAAATACAATCCATAGAATTTAAAAACTTTGCATCTTACGGAAATAAAGTTCAAGCTATTGAATTTAGAGATGATGGGGCGGAGTTATTTTTAACGCTTGGTAAAAATGGACATGGTAAAACCACTATCGCCAATGCAATAGTATATGCTCTATATGGAAAGGTCGAAGGTGTCAAGTTAGCGGATATACCTAATAGAATAAACAAAGACCTTTGGGTTAGAATAAAGTTAGTGTGTAAAACTACAACCGTTGAAATAGAAAGAGGCCTCTTACCAAATAAATTTAAAGTTTTATTAAACGGAGTAGAATTCGATAAAGCAGGTAAAAAATCTGTGCAAGAGTATTTAGAAGAAGAGATTTTCGGTATACCTTATCATGTATTTAAAAATATAATAATTCTTTCTGTAAACGACTTTAAGTCATTTTTAACAATGTCTAACTATGATAAAAAACAAATCATAGATAGAATGTTTGGCTTTTCTGTTTTAAACGATATGCAACAACAGGTTAAAGACGATAGAAGAGATTTAAAAAGCGATTTAGATTCTTTTGATAGAGAATTAAATCAAATAAGTGAAAGTATTGTTTCGGTTAATATGAAGTTAAATCAACTTTTAGCAGAAAAAACCGAAAAAGATAGTGGAAGGATACAAGAACTAAAGGACACTCTTACTACATTAAATGAAGAGCTTAAAAATCTTAATAAATTAAAGCTTGAAAATTCAGGCGTACTAGATTCTCTAAACGCCGAACACAATGAAAAGAGGTCAGAAGCTTCAGATATAAAAAGAGAAATAGACTACTTAAAAAAGAAGTTAGAACTATATGAAAGCGGCCACTGTCCAACCTGTGAAACTAAGTTGACTTCTGATTGGCACTTATCTCAAAAATCTACGTTTAGTGAAAAGATAAACGAAAACACTGAAGACATTAAGTCTATTAAGATTAAAATGGACGAGATAGGAGATAAAATATCAAAGGTTAACTTTAAGAAAACGGATATTGAATCTAAGATTACTGACCATAAATTTAATATGTCAAAGTTTAAGGATGAGTTAATATCTTTAAAAGACAAAGATACATCTTCAGACTTCGATCACTTAAAGCAAATTATCACAGACTTTCAAAAGCAAGAAAAAGAAAAATGGGAATCAAAAGATTCTGTAAATTCAGACTATAATTTCTTAGAAACTATTGAAGAAATTTTAGGTGAAGATGGTGTTAAAAACCTGGCAATAAAAACTATTCTTCCAGGGTTAAATGCTAACATTGCAGCAATGACACAAACAATGCACCTTCCTTTTCATATTAGATTCGACGAAAAGTTCAATTGTTTGATAAATCATTTGGGTGAAGAGATTAATCCACTTACACTTTCAACAGGTGAAAGAAAGAAGGCTGACTTTATTATTATTATCGCCATAATCAAAATCTTAAAACTAAGATTTCCACAATTAAACCTTCTATTTTTAGATGAGCTTTTATCTTCTGTTGATGCTGATGGTGTGCATAACATTCTTAAGATTTTAGGACAAGTTATCAAAGAGTCTAATATAAATACATTTGTAATTAATCACTCAACACTTCCACATGAGTTGTTTGATAAAAAAATACAAATCTATAGAGAAAATGGTTTTTCTAAATTCGATATAGAAACCATTGAATAAGATATATAGTGTATGGCTAGTTACAATTTAAAATTTAATTCTGACGACTCTGTTATTAGGCACATTATTGTAGGTCTTTTAGCTGACTTAAATAACAAGGTTTATTTTCATAGACAATTAAGTAACACTAAAAGAAGTATCATAGATGTTCCATTCTATTATTCAATTACAGGTGACGATGAATTTTTAAGAGACAACTTTTTATTTGCTACACCAACAGGACCTAACTGTGTACCTGACCAAGGTTTTGCAGATGGAAATTATGACGTAGTACCAAGGGGTGTTGCCAACATGACAAGTATGGCGATTAATGCTGACAAGCTGGTCAACAAAAGAATTCAAGGTCAATACACTAAGATGAACGAAGAAGGAGGAATGGAAGGCTATGTTGCAGAATTTGAAATGATACCTGTAACTCTAGGTTTCGATGTTGAGATAATAGTTTCATCTACATTAGATGCATTTAAATTAACAGAGGCCATGATTAAGAGACTCTATAAATCTAATTACTTTAATGTAGAGGTAGGTCATTTAAACGAAGGTACTTATAGATTATCATCTTACTATGCAATGCCAGACGACTATGAAATTGCAAGACCTATAGAATTTACATTTGAAGATAAAGAACAATATAAAATTACTTTCCCCATCGAAGTAAATTCATTCATTCCATCCTTTGAATATGATACTGAAACCCATGCAGGAAAAAGAATGTTCCAGATTAAATCTAATATCATACAGAATATGGATATGAATGGAACACCTTCTCCAGGAGATTCTACCATCATAGATGAAAATGACCTATAATAAAGGAATATATACAAAAAGAAAATAAACATAAATATCATGAATAACAACATTCTTTCTCCATTCGTTAAGACAGAAGACAGCGTTCAATTCTATGTGAATGGACGAGTATTTGAGTTGAATTCTTCTTCAAACGAATTAAAAGAGCTAGAGCAAAAAGAAGTAAATAAGTCTTTAATTCCTAGCGTTCAAGCATTCGAAAACTTTCAGTTTAGCGAATCAAAGGTAGTATGGTATCACGAAGGTGCTAAATTTACCTACAACATTCAAGAAAATAAGTTTTACTGGGGTCAAACTGAAGTTCTTCTCGCAGAAGAAGTAGGTCAAACCTTTTCTAAACACGTTTTAGCAGCAGGCGCTGTTAGATACGAAAACAAACCTTTAGCTGACCTTTTCGAATCACTTCCTTCTTTGGTAGAAAATTACATCGTATTAGACTTTGCTGCTGGATTTGAAGGAAACAATGTAACAGTTGACTTATTTAAAGTAGACGAAAAAGTTTACGTTTCAAGATACAATAACGAAACTAAACTTTCAAAATTCTTTGTTGCTGAAAATGGTAATCAAGCGGTTAAGTATGTTAAAGACCAAACTGGACAAGATGCCCTTGATTTCTTAAAAGAAATGGTAGACGGTGAATTAGCTAAAGAGGCTGAAATCGCTGGCGAAGTAAAGCAATATGAATCAATGATAGCTTTCTTAAAAGACCAAAGAAACTTATTAGCAGATGCTGATAAATCTATCGAAGAAATCAAAGAAGCAGATACTCTGATTAACCAAGAAATTAAAACTTGGGAAGATAAAATAGCAGAGCTTAAAGCTTAATTCAATCTTATTTAATTTAAAGAAGGGGACCACAGGTCCCCTTTCTTGTTTGTATAAACAATTTTACTTCGCGTAGTATAATAATTAACAAATTCACGTCAGCGTTGAATAAAAAATAATAATAGTTACCTGTGCCCAAAAGAAAAAAGAATTACCTTAACAATAGAGATTTATACGATCAGCTCGTTATATCTAAAGAACAAGACTTTCTAACCAAAGAAGCTGAAAAGATGCTAATTTTGTTAGCGGAAAGAACTATTAATAAAATGAGATATGTAAATGAAGATGATAGAATGGATTGTCTTCAGTTTGCAGTTTTAGATTTATTAAAGTATTGGAGAAATTTTAATCCAAAATACACGAATGCATTTGCATATTTTACAGAAATAGCAAAAAGAGGTTATGCAAAGGGATGGAATAAAATACATCCTCAAAAATATAAAGGAACCTTGTCAATCGACAAGTCAGGTAACCAGGATAGTCAAACTGGTATTTATAGCATCTAATGTCCATTAAAAACGTCAAACCTACCAAAAAATCAGGGTTCAATCAAGGGTATTTTACACCTAATAATCCAGAAAAATATGTTGGACCTATTCCTATAATTTATAGAAGTTCATGGGAGAGAAAGTTTATGATTTGGTGTGACGGTCATGAGGGAATTACAAGGTGGTCAAGTGAACCAGTTGAAATAAAATACTGGTCTAGACAAGATAATAAAGCGCATAAGTATTATCCTGATTTTTGGTTTAGAGCTACGCAGAAGGATGGAAGCGATTTACAATATATCGCTGAAATAAAACCCAAAGCACAGATAACAAAACCAAAGCCACCTACTAAAAATTCAAAGAAAGCCGTAGAATCCTATAAATTTCTAGCAGAGCAGTATGTTAGAAATATGGATAAATATAATGCGGCAAAAGAGTATTGTGAAAACTTAGGATATAAGTTCATAGTTTTAACTGAAGACACTATATTAAATGGGTTACATAAAAAATAGAATAAAGGAACTTAGCGTAGCTGCTAAAGGAAAAACCAGAGCTAGAAAGATAGCTGAGGAATGGTTTTCTGATTCTTTACGATCCAGAAAGGAAGACACTGTAGTTTCTACAAGAACTGCATTCGAACCCGGAAAGATATATGTTTTTGAATATGCACCCGTTACTAAAAATTTACCATGGTTTGATAAGAATCCAGTTGTGTTAGCAATGGACCCTACTCCATCTGGAGATGATATAGGAGTTAATTTAAATCTATTACCTATAAGAATAAAAGAACAAATGTTAGATGATTTGTATAATAATCTAGAAGGTCAGATAAAATCTGCTAGTAGTGGAAGTAAAGAAAATCACGCTAAAAGACAAAGAGCTCTTAGAATAACGTATGATGGAGTTAAGAATTATCTAGACCAATATGGGTTTGGCTTCGCCATAAGAAGATATAAAAGAAACAGAAAGTCTAAACAGGCTGTCGTTTCATATAACAAATGGCCTGAAATAGCACTTTGTGACTTTATAGAACTTGAAGGAGCTAATAAAACAATGCTGAGAGCATTATTCGAAGAATACAATCGAAATCGAAATATATAAAAGAAGAGAAAATAATTTAATTAAACAATAATGGCAGGATTCGTAGACAGAAATGGCCCACTTAGTTACAAGAAGAGACCATTTACTATAGGTGATACCCTAAAGAGACTATCTTCGTTTGGTATGTACTATGACGATTTAGTTTTAAGACAATCACAGGCGATAGGTCCAGTAGAAGATGAGTTTGGCTACGGCCAAATGAACATGTTTGGAGTTGACAGCGACGACATGTATGGTGCTTTTGCAGCACTATCTATGGCAGACGTCAACATGAGAAAGAACATCCCGTTCTTTGACCAAAATTATGTAAATAAAAGAGAAGAACTTAGAAAGTTCTCAACCTATGACGAAATAGAAGACATACTTGATATTTTATGTGATGAATCAGTAGTGTATGATAATAAAAATTTTATTGGAAATCCAGAGATTATAGGAATGGAAGTTTCTGATGAAGTTCAAAAGTATTTAAATAAATCTTACAGAGACATCTATCAATACTTTGGTTTTAATACAGACCAATCAGCATGGTACTTCTTTAGAAAATTCTTAGTTGATGGCTATCTGTCATTTGAAATTATTTACAATCCTGAGCAAACTGAAATTATAGGTTTTAAAGAAATTGACCCCGTAACACTGATGCCAGGGTATAATAAAGACGATGGTAAGAAGGTTTGGATTCAGTTTAAAGACGATCCTTTAAAAGAAAGAGTTCTTTACGATGCGCAAATAGTTTATATTTCTTACTCTTCTGTAACTACTGCATCTAGAGTTTCTTATCTTGAAAGATTAATTAGAGCATTTAACCTAATGAGAATTATGGAACATACCCGAGTTATTTGGGCTGTTACCAATTCATCATATAGAATGAAGTTTATCATCCCAGTAGGTGGTAAATCAAAAACAAGAGCAAAGCAATCTCTTGCACAGTTAATGAATAACTATAAAGAAGTTGTTGACTTTGATTGGGAATCTGCAAACCTTACTACAAATGGAAAACCAATGTTACAATTCAACAAAGAGTATTGGTTACCTTCTAAAGACGGTGAACAACCAGAGATTGAAACACTTGGTGGAGATGGACCTGAATTAAGCGATACAGAAGCACTTAAATACTTCTCAGATAAACTTAAGCAAGTTTCTAAAATTCCTTTCAATAGATTCATGTATGAAGATGGCGGAGGAGACTACAACCTTGCAGCCGATGGTATGATTAGAGATGAAATTAAATTCTCTAAGTTTATCAAGAGATTACGTTCTTCTTGGCAAGAAATCTTAGTAAAGCCACTATGGTTACAAATGTGCTTGAAGTTCCCTGAATTCAAAGAAGACGCTAACTTTAGAACACAGATTGCCATTGAATTTAATGAAGAAAATATGTTTGCTGAGTTAAAGCAAATGGAAATCATGGAAAAGAGACTAGACTTCATTACAACAATGCAAGACTCCCTAGTTAAAACTGACCCAATAACAATGGAAGAAGAGAACTACTTCGATATGGACTTCCTTGTAGACAGATACTTAAAATTAAGTCCGGATGATAAAGCTGCTAATAAAGCATATAAGCAGAGACAAGCTGCTAAAGATGCTGAAGAGCCAGAAATCGATCCAATGGACATGGGCATGATGTAAAAGATATATAAAGTAACTATGAAAAATTTAAGAGACTTTTCAAATTATATCAACGAATCGGAAGATTCTAATTATGCACCTGTAACAATTAAGAAATTCAATGAATTTGTTAATGGTATTGAGGAAGATGCCGTCAAAGCGGGTGAAGACTCTGATGTTGTAATCGATGATATTACTTTAGACTCTGGCGAAGAGATTAAAGGAGCTGAGATACTAGGTGTAATAATTGACTCAGAAACAGAAAAGGAATTTAAAGATTACTTCTACAACGAATATGGAAACGGCGCATTCACCGAAGCCGATATTATGACTCTTGTTAAATTCTACAATGAATATCAAGAAGAGAAAAACGCTGAAAAAGCTGAAAAAGAAAAAGAAGAGGAAGATGCAGCTGCAGCCGATTCTGGAACTGAAGAGGTTCCAGCTGAAGAGCCAGCATCAGATGATGATGAAGACTTAGCGGCACAGCTTGCAGATTTAGAGTCATAAAACCGTAAAAATGAAAAAATCATTTTTCTATAAAGATATATACAACAAACATATTCTAGAATAATTATGAGTACATTAAAAAACCTTCTAATCCTGGAAAGGTCTTCAGGTGAATTGAAGTTTGAGAAAAGCGACGGAGCTTATGTACTTGAGGGCACTTTTGGTGAAATAGACAAAAAGAACAGAAACAATAGAATCTACACGGAAGACGAATATCTTCCTCAGATTGAGGCTCTTCAAGACAAAATTAAGTCGTCTAAACTTCTTGGAGAACTGGACCACCCACAAAATTTTGACGTTTCTTTAAAGAACGTTTCTCACATTATAGAGGAACTTCACTATGATAAAGAAAGCAAGCAGGTCAGAGGAAAAATCAGACTATTAGATACTGAAGCCGGAAGACAGGCTAAAGCCTTAGTAGATGCTGGTGTTCCTTTACAAATTTCATCAAGAGCAGCAGGAACTGTTGAGTCTAACGGAACTGTAAAAATTAAACAATTATTTACATACGATTTAGTAGCAGACCCTGGATTTGAGAATGCTGAATTGAAAAGAGTAAATGAATCCTATGGTTTTGATAATAACGATAATTTGTTCATTTACGACATTGAACCTAGAAAAGAACTTTTAACTACCGAAAATAAAACTGAAACAAAAATGGCTGAATCAAAATTCGTAAGTGTTGAAGATTTCAATAAATACTCAGCTTACCTATCTGAAGAAATCAAAGGTCTTAAAGAAACTTTATCGACTTTTGAAAGTTCTGAAGGTATCCAAGGTGAAGTAGAGAATTTAAAGGAGTACAGCACATACCTTGCTAAAAAACTTGATGAATCAATCGAGTACGCTAACTATTTAGCTGAGAATGTTGACAAGAACATTACTGCAAATAGTGAATTAAATGAAAAAGTTGAGCGCTCTATAGAATATACTGAACATGTTGCAGAAGCTACACAAGCTGTTAAAGACTATACTAATTATTTAGCAGAGTCTTACAACGAAGGTGCTTTAAAAGCTGACGCAGTTGTAAAGTATGCAGAGTACTTAAAAGAAAATTTAGAAAAAGTAACTGAATATGCAGAGTACGTTGCAGAAACAGTTAACAATAACCTAATCTTAGAAGACGGTGAAGAAGCTGGTCTAGAACCAGAAGAAAAGCCAGTTGATAAGACTGAAAAAGAAGAATTCGACGGAGAAGAAATGGAAGACGCTAAAGACAGAGCAGAAGATAAAGCTGCTGAGGTTGAAGCAGAAATCGTTGACGGCGAAGAAGGTGCTAAAGAAGTAGTAGAATCTGAAGAATCTGAAGAAGAGGTTGCTGAAGAAGAAACTGAAGCTACAGAAGAGTCAGAAGAAACTGAAGAAGTAACTGAAGAAGCTGAAGAAACTACTGAAGAGTCAGAAGAAACTGAAGAAGTAACTGAAGAATCAGAAGAAACTGAAGAAGTTGCTGAAGAGGAAAAAGAAGAAGACCACGTTGAAGAGTATAAAAACTCAATCACTGAGAAACTTCAAGCTCTTATCGAAAAAGCAGAAGCTAAAACTTCTAAAGACCCACACTTCTTTAGATTTATTAACGAGGCTAAGAAAGAAGAATTCAATTCACTTTCAAAAGAAGACCAAGCTAAAGTTACTAAAGCTGTCGAAGGTAAAGGTTTCTTAACTGAGTCTCAAATTGCAACATTATGGAACTCTTCATTAGTAACTGATGAAGCTACTAACGAGCCTAATGTTATTACAATGATGCCAAAAGAGTACAAAGACAAATGGGAAACTCTTTCTGAATCTAAGAAGAAAGAATTACTTGCACAGTCTAAGTATCACAGACTTGAAACACACTATCAAGTTAGAAACTTCTGGCAAACAAGAGACTTGAGAGACAACAAAGTTGTTATGGAAAAAGTAGAGTTAGTGAAAGAATCTAAAGAAGCTACTAAAGAATTACCATACAACTTAGAAGGAATTCAAGAAAGTATTGCGAAAAAATTTAAAAAATAAGAAATTTTAAAAAACGCAAAAATATATAGAAAAGAAATCGATTGTCAGATAAGAAGCAAAAATCTGAAATGTAATCGAAATTAAAAACCATAAAAAAATATAAAATCAAAATGGCAAATTTAATTAATGAAGCTGAGATTAGAGATACTTGGTCACCGATCATCGAGTCTGCGACTGGTATTACTGAATCTAGCAAATTAGCGTGGATGTCGCAATACTGCCACAACCACAAACTTTACGAAGATGCTAACATCATGTCTTTAGGCAATGCTGGTAACATCTTTGGTATGGGAGCAGCATCTTTACCTTCTGGTATGGGTTCTGGTCAATCAACATCAACTGCTGATGGTTCTGGTGACAAGTCACCTTCTTTATTACCATTAGCTATGCAGGTTGCTGGTCAAACTATCGGTTTAGACTTAGTTCCTGTTGTACCAATGGCTGGGCCAATGGGTCTTTTATCTTACTTAGACTTCGTATATGAAGGTGGTAAGATTGGAGGTTCTGAAGCTCCTACTTATGTAAAAGCTTCTGGTGCAGGTACTTCAAACATCGCTGCTTCAGGTGGTACAAACGGTGATTACACTTACGTTGGTTCTTCAAGAATTGATGGAAAGTCAATCTTTAAAGTAGGTACTTTAGATAGTGCTAACGCTACTGTTGCTGCTGACTTAGAAGCTGCTGGTGCTGATGCTGGTTCTGTTGAATTAGTAAAAGCGTTAGAAGACCACATTCCTGGAATGTCTGGTAACGATGATGGAACTGCTTTCGAAAGAGGTGTTGGTGAGCAAACTCCTGACAAATTAATGGGACTTTCTTTATTTAGCAAGTCAGTAGCTGCTGAAACTTATCAGATCGCTGCTGCTGTTACAAGAGAGCAAGTTCAAGATTTAAAACAATTCGGTGTTGATGCTGTTGCTCAAGTTGAGTCAGTATTAGTTAACGAATTGACACAGTCAATCAACAAGTTAATCCTTGGTAAAATCTCTACATTAGGTACTACTAACGTAACTAATGCATTAGGTGCTGGTGGATTAGACCTTACATTGGTTGCTGCTGCATCTTTAAGTGGTGGTGAAACTGCTGCTTCTGAGCAGAGAAAAATCTTAACTAACATCTTAGCTGCTGCTAACCTTATCGCTAACAGAGGTAGAAGAGGTGCTGGTAACTTTGCGGTTGTAGGACCACAGGTTGCTACTGTTCTTCAATCTATTGCTGGTTTCGTTGCTAACCCAATGGCTAATACATTTGCACAATCTGCAGGTGCTATTTACCCAGTTGGTTCTGTTGCTGGTGTCAATGTTTACACTGACCCTAACAGAGCATGGAACGACTACTACGTATCAGTTGGTAGAAAAGGTGACGGTAACTCAGCTGGTCTTGTATTCATGCCTTACTTAATGGCTGAATCAGTACAGGCTATCGCTGAAGGAACTATGGCTCCTAAGGTTGCTGTAAAATCTAGATTCGCTTTAGTTGAAGCTGGATTCCACCCTGAAACTCAATATGCTACTTTCTTAATTGACGGTTCATGGTCAAACATCATTGACTTAGCATAATTTAGTTCTAGAACATAACCTTTTGAAAAGGGAGCATTTTGCTCCCTTTTCTTTTTTTATAGGAATATATAGACTATAATTAAATCCAAAACATAATGAACACATTTAGTAAATGGTATTCTTCTGTTAACGAATCTATTGAGCAAATTGCTACAGATAGAAAAGAAGAAGTAATTAGAGAAGTTGATGCTATTCTCGCATCGTTAGAAGAACTTTCTACACAATTAAAAGAAGAGCATGACCTCGTAGACCCAGCTCCCCTTAATGAAAGCTTAATACTTGAAAACACGGATGAGATTAAAGCAGTTTTAGATGCTGACCCTCTTCTTGCACTTTTAAAGGTTGGTGTTTTTACAACCGTTGCAGCGGTAGGTGGTGCAGCTTACACTCTTAAAACGGCTAAAAAGCACAAGAAAATCAGAGCCAGTATGGAAGCTGATTACGCTAAGCTTAAGCAATACAAGATGGAATTGGCTAAGAGTGAGGTTACAAAGGCTCAACTTGAACTAAAGAGACAAGAACTAAATGAAGATACTTCTTTAGATGAAGTTAGTAGTGCAAAGAGTAAGGCAAATAAGTCTTTTGTTGATGGTGCTTTGAGAGGATTTGAAAAGCAAAAAGAAAAACTTCAACAGCAAATAGACGGATTAAGAAAAATGAAAGCTGATGTTGCAGCTGAAGCAAAGCCAAAGATGCAGGCAAAAATAGATAAGCTTAAAGCATCTTTAGACCAGGTAAAAACTAATATCTCCAAGATAAAAGACAAACCTGCCCCTAAAGACGATGCTCCTAAAGTAGATGCTCCTAAAACGGATGCCCCTAAAGACGATGCTCCTAAAACAGATGCACCTAAAGGCGACACACCACCAGCTGAAGAAAAACCAGATAAGAGTAAAGAGAAGAAGGTTGATATGAAAAAGAAGCTGGATAATCAGATTGAGGATATGAAAGTTAGAATAGAGCAACTTGAAGCTCCTGTAAAAGAGTTTGAAGCTTCTCTAGAACAAAAGTATAGTGAAGATAAATTGTCAACTGCAATGGGTGGACAAGGAGGAAAGTCAAAGGAACTTAAAGCTCACTTGATAGATGACATCACAGTTTCAGTTGCCGAATATAAGTTAAAGGCTCTTGGTTCAGATATGGAAAAGAGTGTTAAGAAAGAAACAGAAGATAGAATTCAAGACGCTCAAAAGAGACAAAAGAAGAGAATTAAGAAAATAAAAGATGAACAGGAGAAAAGCCTAGAAAAGATTAAAGAAGAGAATCCTGAAAAGGTAGGAGAGATTGATGATGCAATCGAAAAGTCTAAAGAAGATGGAATGGAAACTCCAACTGACCAAACTCCAAAATCAGGACAGGCCGACACTGATAATTTAATGACAACTACTACCACATCTGATACTGAAACTGATTCAGGAGATGGTGAAACTACTGAGAAACCAGAAGGAGGTGAAACTACAGAAGAACCTAAAGAAGAACCTAAAGAAGAACCTAAAGAAGAACCTGTAGATAAAACAGATAATTCTAAAGAAGGTATGACTAAGAGAGTTGACGCTCTTATTAAGAAATATCAAGAATCTGGAGAGGAAGAAAAGCTTAAGAAAGCTAAAGAATTAAAAGCTAACATTTTAAAGAAAGAATCTTGGCAGATTGAAGGAACTAAACTAGGTATTATATTAGAATCTGAGTTAAGAAAACTTGAAATGTCAGAAATGATTAAAGAGTCTCTTTCAATAAAAGATAGATTTTCTAAATTAATCTAATTTTTTCTTAGAATTTTTACGAGCTAATTTTAAAAACTCTTGTTGTTGATTCAATAAGAGTTTTTTTACGTGCTTACGAAACTCAACCGAAGACTTGAGTATCCTACTATCAACCATAGTTGCTGACGACAGAACATCATGATACTCTGGATGTACAAAGTTTTCTAAGGAGAAGTCATCAGTCTTAGCTCGGATTGGTTTACCAGAGAGTGCACAAACCCAATCTATGGTCCTATAGTTTTCTTTTAATTTATCCATTTTCATAAACTTTCCAGTAGACCAGTCGTAATATATTCGGTCCTTCTTTGTCGTGTATCTGTGTTGACACATTTCAAAGATGATATGGACAAATTGATCGCTTTGAGCTCTTTCTGCCATGATAGGATTTTCAATCAACAATCTTTTTTGTTGACGAGAAAGATTTGACAGAACTACGCCAAAACGATTTGAAGGATAGCTGCCACCAGTTCTCTGTATTTTAGGATATTTCTTACTATACGCCATATAGTATTTATTCTTGAAACATTTTACTGTTCGGGTGTATAAATTCTAAACAAAAAGTACAATGATTAACGCGTTATTTACAGAAAAGTACAGACCAAAAGACTTAGGTGAATTAATTTTACCAGATAGAGTTATGTCAAAGTTTAAAGATGGCATAACACAGAACATGTTATTTGCTGGTTCTCCTGGTACTGGTAAGACATCATGTGCAAAGGCACTTGTAAATCAATTTGAATTACCTTATATCTATATTAATGCATCTACAGATACTTCTGTTGATGTTATTAGAACAAGAATCATTGACTTTTGTTCGACTATGTCAGTCTTAGATGACCAAGGAAAATTTAAAGTTGTAATTCTAGATGAGGTTGACGGTGTATCTGACCAGTTCTTTAAAGCACTTCGTGCAACTATGGAACAATTTGCTTCTAATTCTAGATTTATCGCAACATGTAATTATATCAATAAACTTCCTGACCCTATTCTTTCAAGGTTCGAAGTAATTAATTTTGACTTTGATAAAGAAGAGGAATCTGAATTAACTAAGAAATATATTAAAAGAGTTTATCAAATCTGTGGTCAAGAAGATATGACCATTGAAAAACCAGCTCTTGTAGAATTTGTAAGACGTAACTTTCCAGATTTGAGGTCTACTCTTAACAAACTACAGGGTTACAAAACTCAAGGAACTGAAAACATAACTATTGACGATGTAAAAAGATTTAACTCTGTTTACAAAGATGTCTTTGAGTTGATATTTAATGAAACGGACCCTGTTAAAAACTACAAATTGCTTGTGAGCGAGTATTCTAACAGAGTTGATGATGTTTTGCAAACCTTAGGAGAAGAGTTTATTGAGTACATTCAGTCAGAAAAATCAAATGCAACTAGATTTATTCCTCAAATCGCAATAACAGTAGCTGAACACCAAGCACAAAGAAATCATGTAATCGACCCGGTGATAACATTGTTGAGTTGTGTATATAAGCTGCAAGAAATAGTTAGACAGTAAAAAAGTTGCTAAAAAATTTCCACGGGTCGTAGAAATTTAGTATATTAGCTAAATAAGATAAATAATATATGATGAAGTTAGGAAAACATACTCTATTAATAGACGGTAATTACTTTCTACACAGCCGTTTGTTTGTTTTACCTCGAAAAAAAGGAAAGCAATTACTTGGGACTGATGAAGAAAAGTCTCAACTTATGAGAAAGCTCTCAATTGACTTTGCTTCTGAAGTTAGAAAGATGACACCTTTCGTCGACCAAATTGTGGTTGCGGTTGACTCTAAGTCATGGAGAAAGGACCTATTTCCAGATGCACAATATAAAGGTACACGTACACATGATGATTCAATCAACTGGGAAAATGTATTCGGTGTGTATTCTGATTTTCAAAAAATTCTTCACAATAAAGGTGTAGTTATTCATCAAATTTCAGGTGCAGAAGCAGATGATGTTCTCTTCGGCTGGTCTACACAGTTAAACAATGAAGGTAAGAACTGTATTGTATGGACAGGCGATAGAGACCTTATTCAACTTGTTAACTACAATACTGCAACAGATGCATACTCTCTATGGTATTACAATTCTAAAAGACACTTAATTGCATTCGAAGGTTTTGAGAAGGTTCTCAATGCCAGAAAAACAAGCGAAATGTCAAACGAAGAATTGTTATTTAACATAGGTTCAGACGAAGCAACTTACGATAAGTTAAAAGAAGACTTTCAAGAATGGACAATTAAAAACAAAGTTTCTATTGAAGAAATTAACTGTGATGATTTTATCTTTACAAAGATTCTTCAAGGAGATAAGTCAGATAATATCAAGTCAGTTGTTAGTTGGGAAAAGAAAACAGCTTCAGGTAAAATCAGAAACTTTTCAATAACAGAAAAGCAGGCTATTAAGATACTGGACCAATATAAGAAAGAAGAAGGTGATTTTCATATTGACCACTTCTTTAACACTGAAAGAATCGATAAGCTTGTAGATATTATTTATAGAGTTACTAAGAAAAGTAGTCTGAATGAAATTAAGGTAAGGTTTAATCAGAACTTAGACCTCATGTTATTACATTACAATACAATACCTGAACCTATTCAAAAGCAAATCTTTAAAAGCGTTGAAGCCGATGAAAGCGTTTCTCCCGACATTCAAGGTCTATCTCAGATGGAAAGAATTTTAGAAGGAACCCACTGGACTTCAAAAAAAGCAACCGGAGCCCCAAAGCAATTTGATGCATTTGAAGGTTTAGACACTTCTTCTGGTGAAAAACCAAAAACAAAGAGGTTAAATGAGCTTTTCTAGTGAAGAGCACATTGAAGAGATTCTATGGAATGCCTATCAAGAAGGCATTGTAGAAAATCTCAGAAAAGAGGTTGATGATTACATCAAAAATAATCCAAGAGAATCTCTATTAGACGCTTACATTTATGTGTATAATAAACTTACACAGAATGTAAACATTTCAGAAAAATAAGGTACAAGATTTAAAGCCAATTATATGTTAGATGAAACTAAACTCTTTGATTTCATTAAGATAGTTTTTACCAAGCCGTCTAAATACAAGACTATCTCTAATCATAACAAGAAAAGACATCACTTTATGATGAACAGATTCTTTTCTATAAAGTTTCCTGCTAATGCACATGCGTTTAACTTCAATGGTATAAATCCAGTTGCAGTGATAGATAGTTGGGCGGCAGTTGCTTCTAGGTTTAAGGGTGTTCCTGGATGGATTTATACTAGAACTAAAAAAGCAACAAGTAAAACAACATCCGCTAAATCTAAGTATACCGAAAAAGACGAGGTGTCAAGGTTTTATATGCAGAAGAATGAAATTGGAGTTAGAGAATTTAAAGAGCTTCAAAAAATGTTTCCAAAACAACTTGATGAAAATTTAAAAAAAATAGAAGCATCAATTCAGGTGATTAATTAATGGTAGAATTCGATTTAAATAGTATTCCAACAGTAGTTGACGTAACGTTGTATAGATACAATTATGTCGATAATAAACTTTATACTGAGCTTAGAAACCAGGTTGACTATAAAGAAATAGATGAGAATTCTATTTTAGTAAGCGCAAATCAGATTAAAGCTATTTTAAAAACTAACTATAAGTCAGAACTTTTACGATTGAGGTCAAATGGATACGAGTCTTTACACAAAGAAGCAACTTCTATTCACTTTCTTCAAACCATGATCGACGAGTTTCATAACTTAAAGTACATTAAGATAACCATAAATAAGGATAAGTCTTACAGTAGAATTATTGAAAACGCTGAAGAAGGTGGAGTAAACATCAAGTTTAATTTTAAAGTTTTACATGGAACAATCAGACTCTATAATGCATATAAATTTGAAGATTTACAAGATTTAAACGTAGAGTTGGTGAAAGCGGGTATATTAAAAAATAAACCTTACACTAGAATTACAACCGGAGAACTTTTAAGAAAATTAGATTTAAGAGCCAATTTGCTTGAAGGTAATCTGCAAAAATTAGCACTACTTGATTATTTAGCAGATTCTATAGAACCTAAAATAGAAGGAGATAATCCAAGACTCCTCTTAATCACAGATTACTAGCTTATTTTCTAGAATATATAGAAAAAAGTAAGTAAAAAACTTAATGGTAAAAGGATATACTGCTAACGAATACGGTGACTTTTTTATAGCATCACTACAACAACCTTACAAAAACACTGTTAGAGTTTTAGATTGGGAGATAATCGTAGGACTTAAACCTTTCAACTTAACAGGTACAATAAGTACTGTTAGTGGATCGACAACAGTTTTAGGAAAGAGAACCAATTTTGAAAATCTAAATGTAGGGGATGATATTTTAATAGGTAACCAATCATATAGAATTGCAACTATATTATCTCCCATAGAGCTTAATTTAACAGTTGCTCCCGACTTTACAGTAAATGACATTGAGTATTACCTTCCATCTAACAATGCAAATAGATTTGATTTTGAATATAGATGGTCGATTGATGGAAAAACTTTTTCAGAATTTAGAGAACTTAATAAAGACCAGATGTTTGGTGACATTTTGTCATTATCTTTAAATCCTGACAACGATTTCTATATAGACATAAAACCTGAAGTTGCGGCAATACAACCTGGAAATAGTTTAACTCTTATTTCTATGAATTTTATTTTAGAAACTTCAGATGGTGCTGTAACATCATGTCCTCAATTCTGTACAGATTGTACCGATCCTTTTGCATATACAGGATGTGCTAATATAATAGTGGACGACTGCTCTGATTCAAATTTGTTTCAGCCTTACAATCTAGGAAAGCACACTAAACTCTATAAAGATTTAAACTTTTTAGTTAGTAATATATTTGGACATAACGTTACTTATTTCAGAACAGAACCTGATTTAAGAACAAAGGACGTTATTTTAATGGAGTATTCACTACACAATGTAGTCGATCAAGAATCAGTTAAAGTATTAGTACCTGATAATGCTTTCCCTGACGAAACTATCACATACGATATTTTCGGAATGAACTTTGAAGAGTTCGAGATTCACATAGTTCAACAAGAATTTGAAAGAGTATTCGGTTCGGGCAAGAGACCAAGAGCAAAAGATTATATGTTTATTCCTTTAATTAATAGAATGTATGAAATTAGCTCAGTCAACATCGCAGACGAGTTTATGCATAGTTCTAGTTACTGGAGAGTTAAGCTTGTTAAATATCAAGACAGGTCTTCAGTTCTTAAAGGAGACTTTGATGCAGCAACCGATACACTAGTTACAGGAATTGAAGAAGTATTTGGAGAAGAGATAAAGGAGGAGTATGATAAAAATACAAAACCTCAACAATTTCAAACTGTCACTACATCATATAGAGACGGTATTAGAAAATATATTGACGCAGATTTGACTATTAGAGATTATGATTTGAAAAACAGATGGACGGTTGTTAGTAAGAATTACTATGACCTTGAATCTGTTGCTGAACTTTCAACAGCATTAGAATATGATGTAAAATCAGATTTAAACTCTGATTCAAACCTTGCAGTTTCTTTATGGTTCCAACCTAAGTTTAAATACACAGATACTAATGAGTATTTCTTATTTGGAGACCAAAGAGCCCTAGTCCCTCAAGGAGAAACGGGTATGAGAATGTATATTAGTAATAACGAATTTAAAGTCTATTATGGAAGTGATGTTAAAACATTTACACATGGAATAAACTTAGAGCCTACTAAATGGTATGGGGTTATTGTGAATTTCAATAATCAATACAGACAGCTTGGAGTTTATATTTACAGCTTAGACGTTTCAATAAACACAAGAAGAGTTCCTTCTCCACAGTCAGATGATAACGATCTAGTAAAAGAATTCGAACAAATAGAAAACGTACCAACTTCAATGGTTTGGGGTGGAGACGACACTAGCGCAAACTTCCATCTTAGAGGAAATAAAACGTATATGACTAACATTAGAGTATTTAAAAATCCTATAGAGCTCGAACAACACTCAAATGTACTGAATCAATATGTCGTAAGAGACAGTCAATTGAGTCTTTTAACCGATAACGCCATACCCAGCATCGGTTACCAGAAGTTCAAGAATGCGAGATAAATACTATATAAATTAATGTAAAATGTCTGATAAAGATAAAAAACCTATAAAAGCACAGGTTGATGAAATAAGAAAGGAATTAGACGATCTGATTGGATTTGACAGTGAGCCTATCGAAAAGGTGGTTGAAACCGATCCTAATCTTCCTGTTAAGAACGAAGACTATGTTCCTCTTCCTTCATTTCCAGAATTAAAGAATAAATCTGCAACTCAAGCAAAGAGAACTATATCTGCTCTAATGAAATTTTATTTAGATGAAGATATAATAGAGAAGGATGAGTACATTGCAGCCAAAAAGAAGATGGACGAGATGACCATGGCCTCATTAGTATATCAACTACAGGCAGGTGAAAGAGCTCTTACAACTCTTTTAGAAACCATCGAAGATGGTGAGTTGGCTCCAAGAATGTTTGAAGTACTTGCAACTCTTCAAAAGTCAATGCTAGATATTATTAAATCACAGACAATGTATCTTATGGCAACTGAAGAAAGTACGAAGAGAATAGCTAAGGATATAGAAATCTATAAAAAGAGAGAAAATGATAGAGAGATTGCTGAAACAGGAGCTTCATCTGAAGATGGCTCTGTTCAGCGAGGAACTAAAGATTTGATGAGAGCTATTCAACAAGGAATCGCAAGTACAAGTGAGGAAGATATAGAGGACGTAGAAGAAACAGAAGAATAAGATGAGTGATTACGTAGGAGATAATGCATGGATTCCTAAAGGTGGAGCAGACGCTGATACTAAAAAGCTAGTTTGGTCTACAAAACAGGTTGATGATTTACTTGTTGCCTTAGACAAAGGTTACAGGCCACAAGTTTCTATGCCATTCTACGAAGGTAAGCAATTTCTTAGAAAAGGAAACATTGTATTTGAGTATACTGAAGATGAGTTAATTGAATTATCTAGATGTGCAAATGACATCGTTTATTTTGCTGAAAAGTATGCCGTTGTTATGACAGACGAAGGTGTACAGAAAGTTAAATTAAGAGATTATCAAAAAGACCTTCTATATAGCTTTCAAAATGAAAGGTTTAATATCGTTCTAGCCTCTAGGCAAATGGGTAAAACGGTAACCGCTTCTATATTTAATGCATGGTATTTAACATTTAACTTCGACAAAAATACATTACTATTAGCTAACAAATCAGAATCAACCAAAGAAATTATTGATAAGGCAAAGGTAGTTATTGAAAATCTTCCTTTCTTTATGAAACCAGGTATTATTAAATACGACGTAATGAACGTTAGGTGTGATAATGGTTGTAGATTAGTTGGACAGGCAACAACTGCCAAGGCAGGTATTGGTTTTACAATACACAATCTGTACCTTGATGAGTTTGCTCACGTTCATCACACTATAGTAGATTCTTTCTATGAAAACGTATATCCCACACTCTCAGCTTCAAAGGTGTCAAGAATTAACATCACTTCAACTCCAAATGGTTTTAATAAGTTCTATGAAATATACGCAGCTGCCAACAAAGGCCTTAATGAATATACTGCAACAAGAATCGATTGGTGGCAACACCCTGACAGAGATGAAGCATGGTATGAAAGAGAATTAGCTAACTTAGGTTCAGAAGAAGCATTTAACAGACAGTATGGTAACGAGTTCGTATCTTCTTCTTCACTACTGTTAAGTCCTATTACGATGAAGAAAATTAGAAAGGACGCAACAAAGTTTG